AATTGTGGATTGGCCTGTTGTGTACCAGCAACGCCACCATATAAATTGGCCAATTGTTGTAGGTAACTCAATGGTGCTTGACTTGCTGTTAGACCTGCTTGTGCACCTGTTAGGCCAAGTTGTCCACCTTGTAAACCCAATGAACCAAGGCCTTGACCTGCTGTCAGTTGTTGGTTGGTGATGTTGTTTAACACTGAGCCAACTGCCTGCTGTTGATTCAACATGTTTTGGCCTGCCAATTGTTGACCTGCCAAGGCAGCACGGCTTGAACCAATTTGTCCAGCGCCACCAAAGCCTGCATTTTGTGCCGCTATGTTTTGTGCATATTGTTGTTGTGCAGGAATTAGCGCAGCATTAATTTCAGCTTGTTGATAGGCAGGGCTTGAAATATTGCTTAATGCATTGATACCAGAACTATAAGCACCAGCACCACCTTGTCCTAAATTTTGTGATAAGGCATTGCCTGTTTGTGCTAAATTAGTGGCAGCTTGATTTACTCCACCTGCACTTTGATTATACAAATCAGTAGCAGAACCTAACACAGAACCAAGACCTTGTGCAGCCTGTGTGCCTAATTGGGCTTGATTACCTATGTATTGTCCTTGTGTGCCACTGATTACGGGGCTGGTAGTAGTGGTCCCACTGCTACTTGTTTTACCCTGATTATAACTCATATTGCTTATCCTTGTCTATTATGTATTTAACTATATTACCAATCGCCGCCAAAGTCACCGCCAAAATCGCTACTAAAATCAAATTGGCTTGTATCAAACGTTGGTTCTATAGGTTGTATATTAAAATCGCCTGAGCCTGTAAAATCTCCACCACCACCCAGACCTAATGTGTTTAAATCTAAATTGTTGCCTGATGTGTCTGTAATGCTACCTGATGTTAGATCAACAGGATTATATCCCAGCTCTGCATTGGTTGGTCCCATTTGTTCTGTGCTTGGCGGAGTTGTAAATTGAGTTGCAGAATTTGGACCACCAAACAAACTTTTGCTCATTGTGGTACCTGTGGAGCCAACCAATTGACTGGCCAATGAACCAGGGGCAAATCCAGAACTTGATGCAGGTGCGGCTGTGCGTGGTGCAGATGTAGCATAAGTAGGTTGTGCCGCAGGAGCAGTATAAGTAGGTTGTGCCGCAGGAGCAGTATAAGTAGGTTGTGCCGCAGGTTGTGCCGCAGGTTGAGATGTTCCACCAAATATATTGCTAACACCTTGTGCAATAGTATTACCAATACCTTGTGTTGTTTGACTTATTGGATTTTGTTGTGGTTGGTTATATACTTGTTGTTGTGGTTGACTATAAGATGGCATTGAAGATGTAGATTGATTACTTGGTGTACCAAATAAAAAATCCATCAATTCATTTTCAAATGAATTTGATCCTGAACTTGATGTTCCTGTTGATGATCCGCCGCTTTTGCCTTGACTCATTTTATTGTCCTTGTGGTGCCACTGGCGTTAAATTGGTAGGATTAATTGTTTGTATAGATGTAGGACCAACCAATTTACCAAGATTGGTTGTTGGACCTGATACAGGAGCACTACTTGCACCCATCGCATATCCTGGATTAATACCAGGTGCAGTCAGTTTGTTAAATTGTAAATTGCCAGGTGCAATAGTTGCGGCCTGTGCAGGCGCAGCACTTGAACTACTGCTACTAGATTTATTACTTAATAAATTTGATAATAAAGCACCAACCCCAGCACCTGCGGCTAACATACCCAATGTTCCCAATAAACCGCTACTGCTGCCATTGTTATTTGTATTAGTTGATCCACCCAACAAACTACCTAATAGGCCTTTATTTTGTGTTCCAGTTTGTGTTCCACCTTGTTGCTGAATAGTTTGTTGGGCGGCTTGTTGTGCAGCCTGTTGTGCAGCCGCTGTGGTAGCAGGTGTAGATGGTATTGGATTACCATATTGATCATATCCACCACTTTGATTTTGTGTCACAACATTGCCGTTGTGATCCACGGTAACAAGGTTACCATTGGCATCTGTAGTGGTTGTGGTATCTGTTGGAGTATATTGATATGGACCTGCTTGCCCAATCACGTTGCCATTGCTGTCAACCAATTGACCTTTGCTGTCATAGGTCACTGATTGGCCAGTTGAATCAACTTGATTGCCATTGATATCACTATAGCCAGTTGGTGAACCTGGGTCAGGGTACACACCTGTATCAGTGCTAGGTGTATAACTATAATCTGGTGCTATTGGAGTAGTATCACCCCAATAACTGCCGCTATCTAAATTTTCATCCATAATTGTGTCTTTCGCTATCTATATTTAACCCTTTATAACCAAGTGGGTTTGGTTGGCCACGCAATGTTATTTGGAAAGGTTGATTGTTGCGGTACATCCAATAACGCCTGTCTATATGCGGCTAATTCTTGTTGTTGTTCTGCAGTCAATGCGGCATAACGTATAGGATTTATTGTATCTACATTGTCTTTTAACAATTGATCACGAGCATTTCTTGCGCCATCTTCTAATCCAATACGATTAACAGGAGTAGGTAATACGATAGTACTAAAATCAGGATTATTAATTATCATATTATCTCTTATAATTTGTAACCGTTACACCATAGGTACCAAGTGTAACATTTGATTGTATAGGTTTTACATTGCTGGTTTGACTAATGTATGCACCCCAAAGCCAGTAATAACCCACATTAGTAGGACTTGTAATAGTAAAAACATCAACAATAGAAACTGCTGACAATCTTACTGGTAGCAATGTTTGCGTTGTTTGTGCATAGGTAGCATTAAATTGTTGACTAGCTGGTGTGGTTATAAATGTTTGACTAATAGGAGTAAAATTAATACCATCAGTAGTACGATATAATTCAGCATACATTTGTGGTACACCAAATATGCCATTGGTATTGGTAACTCCAGAAACATCAAGATATCCGCTAATAACATTAGTAACTATTGATGTAGTTGCTTGTACAACACCACCAGCTGGAATTAAATTTCCAGTAAGATAATTATAATAAGATCCATCATAACTACCAAAACTTACAATAGGATTATTAATAACATAACCGCTATTATTAACTGCGCCTGTAGTAGTTGCAGAGTTAAGTTGCATTGTGCTGGTTGCAACGGTATTGGCATTTAGATTGGCACTGGTAATCAAACCAGCTACCGTTAGATTGCCACCAATAACAGCATTGTTGCCAATAACCAAATTATTACCAATAACACCATTGTTACCAATTGTAATGTTGCCACCAAAATAAGCATCACCTACATTACTGGTCATCCAAAAACCATAACCTGAATTTACACCTGGAGTAACACCATAACTGGTGATGGTGCTGGTTATTGTAGTATTGGCGGTAATCAAGTTACCTGTAATTGTTCCTGGAACAATCAAATTACCAGTAATAGTATTTTGTGCTACCAAGTTGCCTGTAATAGTATTAAGGGCAATCAATGATCCTGTCAAGGTCTGGCTTTGAACTAAATTGCCAGTAATTGTGCTTAATGCTATTTGTGCGTTGGTCAGTGTGCGTGAAGCAATTTGTAATGCTGTGATTGCTTGATCTTGGATATTGGTGCCAATGATGGTATTGGCCGCAATTGCCACATTGGTTACCGCACCTGGTTGTATGCTATTGGCCACCACAATGCTGTTGGCCAAGTTTTGTAAAAAAATTGGTTGGTCATCTATGACAGGAGTATAATAAATGCTAGGTGCTACCGTGGCAACTGCAAAATAAACTTTACCACCGCCTAGGTTGGTATGATATAAACCTTTGGTAGTACCAAATCCACCTGCTACCTGCACCCATTGATAATCAACTGGATTATTACTAATACTACCATCTGTGGTATTGTGTGTGCCATAATATGTGGCCATTGTGCTGTTGCTGGTAAATCCTGTACCACCAGTGCTGCTGTTGGCATATTTGATGTTTACATAATCATACAAATAACTCAAGGTACCCACAGAGTTACTTGACAACGCACCTGTGTTAGAGTTAACGGTTACCACATTACCAGCCTGTGCAATAATAGCATTGGCTGATAAGTTAGGAGGTAAATTAGCCAAAAGATAATTTACACTTGATATTACATCACCATAACTGGTATTGGTATCTAATGCAAAATTTGACATTAATGAGTATCCTGAACAACCGTTACTTGCCAGTTGGCCGCTGATAATTGCCAACTGCTTACATTACTGGTAGTTCCAACCTGTATACTAACCACACGTGCTTCATTCTGATCAATCTGCACCCATGGATTACTTGTTTGTATTGGCATGGTCACATTGGCATTGTATGTTGCAGTATTGGCCACGCAGTCTGCTCCGCCTACAGCAATGGTAACATTGCCCGTGCCATATACTTCTGGCAACACACGATGCACCAACACACTTGCTGAATATGGTTGACCAAAACTAATATTGTCACGTTCAAATAGGCTTGTGATTGCACCACCGCCAATAAAACTTGTGCCAACGTCTTTTTGTACTAATTGCGAATTAATACTATAGGTACTATACACAACACCGCGTGTGGCCAGATTAAATTGTCCACCAAACACACGTGGTGCTTCAGTGGCCATAGTTGCTGCGGCAACCTGACGTGGTGGATTCCAAATTTGTAAATCATAACGATATGACAACATTTGGTTACAAGTACCTGTTGAATTTAAATCTGGGTAATAGATCTCAATCTGATATTTTTCAGTATTGTTAATCATAAAAATCTGATTGGTATAGTTGGCATTTAAATTGTTATAAAAATAATTTTTGATCTTTTGATCGCCCAATGGAGTAAATGTACCACCATTAAACATCCAAATATCTCTGGCATCTACACCATAGGCCACAGAGTCAACCACAGCCCAGCAGTTTTCATTTATAAGTCCACGACCTTGGCTGACAATCTTGATACCAAATACAGGTGCATAACTTGACTGATATGCAATAGGTGACATGACCACGGTGTCCCAATAACTGCATATATAAAAGTTACCATTTAAACTAAAACCATCAATAGCTGGACCACGCACTGGTATGGCCAATTCGTTGGCCACGTTGTTGATGGTTGGTACCCAGGTTGTTGGACCTGAGTTGACGCCAAAGTTTTGACTCCAGCGTATGGTGGTTGGTAAATTTTGTACGGTGCCAGGCGTTGGTGAAACCACACCTGGAGCTACCACACCTGTTAGATTTCCTGCTACCAATAATGATCCCAGGTTAGGACTATTGTACACACGTAAAAAGCCTGCTGTTAGACTTGAATACAAAGGAACAATATTTCCAAAAATATCATAACTGACATCATAGTTCCAAATATAGTTGTCTGGTGCATTGTCATACAATCTGATCTGATTCCATTGACCAGGTTCAAAATACATAGGAGGATTGGTTTGATCGTTTAAAAATACCACGGCGCCACACCAACTGGCTGTAATAACGGTATTGACACTATATCCTGTAAATGTGCCAACGCTGGGTGTAATATTGGTAATACCAGCGGTGTCAATTGCGTACCATTTACCTTGACTGGTAGCAACAATAAACCAATAGTTATTATTGACATCAAAGCCAGATGTAACAAATATTGGATTGCCAGGAATACTGCTTAGTATTCCCACTTCGCCTAGAACACTTTTAACTGATCTTACATCAGTTTCTATGTTTTGACCCACATTATATTCATTGGCTCCTAATGCACTGGATGGTACATCAGGAGTGAATGTCATGTTGGTAAAAGGCGTTTTAACCGTTTGCATTGCCATAATTTATCCTTATGCTACTTTAGTGCCTGGACTACTTACCCATGACCATTGATTGTTGGTTGTGTCCCAATAGGCCAAACTTCCTCCTGTTTGTCCACCAGTGCTGCCATTGCTGACTGCAACTATCTGACCTGCTACACCTGTTGCGGCCAATTGTGCAACGGTAAACACACCCAACTGCATATAACCAGTTGTGGCAGTATTGTTGATTACGATATTACCATTGGTTTGTATTAAGGTAGAGCTGTCTTCGTTCAATACACTATAGGCTCGTTGTGCACCTGCTGATGCTGTACCAATGGTACCTGCCCAACCTGAAAATGTATGCAGGCCAATAGCGTTCAAACAGGTTAAACTTGAACTGAATGAAGCTACGCAACCACTAAACAAACGTGCATATTGAATGTTGGCTGTGGCTGTGCCGCCGTTGATGCTATTAAAAGTTATATTACTGAATGAACCAGTAGCATATAACACGTTAGCCGTAGCGGCACCTGCAGGAACGACCTGAATACTTCCGCCCACACCAATCACGCTGGATACGTTACCAAATCCATTAATGGTTGTCTGTGGTCCAGCGGCACCTATGGTTGATGCACCTGCTGTGGCGGTATTAGCCACCATGGGTCCATAAGTTTGGCCAGACATAAACATGTCAAGATATTGACGGCTACCATACACACGATCTTGCAGGGTAAACGCATTGCCAGTTTGTGGCCAAAAACCTGAATACAATACTGCACCAGTGGTTATTCTGTTTTGACTGGTTTGACCTGAACCAGTATAGCTCACGTTGGCAGATTGAACAAATCCAACAGCAATGCTATTTTGAGTTTGATTTGCAGTCTGTGAAGTTGGTGCTGCCAATACACCATTAACATAAACAGGTGCATAGGTAAATGTGTTGTTACTTAAACTGCCTTTGTAACTGCTACCAAGCGTTGGTGTGCTCAAAGGATAAGCATTGGCAAACACACGTTGATTTACACTATCATATAACACTTTGCCTGCCAAATTGCCTGAGAATGATGAATATGAAACACCATTGGCCCAGAATACACCTGAGGTAGTAACAATATTACCAAGATTTGCTGTAACACCAGTGGCACCAGAGGTCAAATAAGCTGCTACATTGGCATTGCCATAACTTGAAACAATACCAGTTAAAAATGCTCCATTACCAACAAAATAACCACCAACACCATTGGTACCAATGGCAATAATATTACCACCAAAATAATTTATAGAATCATTTGATTGGGCACGTGCAGTTAAATTACCTCCATTGACATTGGTATCAGACGCAATAGTAACAAATGCTACACCTGGGTTATAATTAGGTGATGTACTTGGAAGTAATTGAATAGTATCAGATTTTACTTGGAATTGGCTGGTAGGAACAAGTACTTCACTAGATCCTCCAATGAATACCTGCGTACCTTGTACTATGGTATTGGCCGCATAGGTACTACCTAAACTTGCCGTGGTCAAATATGCTGCAACGTTAGTATTGCTATAGGTACTTGGTTGAGCAGGTAGGTTGACCAATTGGCTACCATCACCAACAAAATAATAACCTGGTTTGACAATAATATTACCGTTATTAGCAATGACAGCATTTCCATTAGGATCGCCCCCAACAATATTTAGATAACCATTGATACCAACTTCAGTGGTATCACTGGTATCACCTAATACAATAATACCACCTGCTCCTGAACTTGCTTGAATATCTACGGAACCAACACCTGTAATTGTTGTAGCTCCAGCATTGTTATAATTATATCCAGTAATGCTGGTTATATTGGGTTGTGCGGCAGTGGTTAAGGTACCTCCAACACTGGTAAAATATCCTGTGCCAGCAGGATAAAGGAAACTGCCTATATCGCCTGTGTAGGTTGGCAAATAAGCGGCCACGTTGGCGTTGCCATAACTACCTGAACCACCACCTGTGTTGGTAATTGTAACTACACCTGTACCGCCTACAGGACTAATACTGATGCCTGTGCCAGCAATAATTTGGCTTACACCTGATGATCCACCTGCGGAATATGGAGCACCATTGGCCCAATAAACACCTGAGGTAGTAATCAAATTACCTGTTGTAGTTGTTCCAGTGGTATTGGTATTACCGCTGGTGGTTAAATTGGTAATTGTGGCATTGTTGCCATTCAAATTACCAGTAACCGTTAGATTACCAAATTGCTGATTGTTTATAGGATTGGTAATGCTGGTTATAAAACGACCTTGTGCGCCATTATAACTGACATAACCAACACGAGTTACATAACCTGTTGCTGGTGGATAATTTTGTAATACGCCTGGTGTAGTTGAACTTAGATATAAGCTATCACCAGCTTGATATGATACTAGTAAAATATTAGCCACTGTACCAGATGAAACCACATAACCATATGATCCAGCTGGAATAGCCTGATTAGCCACACCAGCTACTTGTGCTGATGCTAATGTATTGCCTTGAGCTAGAGCAATATTAGGCCAAGAACCAAATGCTCCATTGATATAAACAGGAGCACCTTGAACAATAGTTGATCCAGTATTGTTATAGGCTCTAAATTGTGTTTCTTGACCAACATTAACTTCATTGTTGGTTACACTATTGTAGTATGATACACTATCTTGTATGCTGTCATACCACATTAGACCCTTGGCATAAGTGGGATTATTTGGAGTAGACAATGTTATAAATTGGCTAATGTTTACATTGGCTGCTTCAATATTGCCATTGTAGATTGGCAAATACGCGGCCACGTTGGCATTGCCATAGGTACTACCTGCAGTAATACCAGTTAGATAATATCCATTGCCTGTAAAATATTGTGTGGTACTAATGTTGGCTGTGCTGGTGATAACGTTTCCAACAATAAAATTAGCATTATTAAAAGTAATATATTTACTTTTGATATCAATATTACCTGTACCTATGGGATCACCATTTGAATGTGTAGACCAAATGCTAACACTTGGTTCTCCTGAAGATCCACAACCATAAATTAAAACAGGACTACCACTAATTTCTGTTGATACTCCATTAGCAAATTGGGTACCTACAAATACAGAATCACCTGATGTTCCAATATTAATTCCACTACCAGCATTGTTAATTTGACCAGTTTGTAATGCACCATAGTTTGTAATACCATTAATAAACAAAGTAGAGTTGCTTGCTGCAATAGATCCTGGCGTAATTTTTACGCTTGTGCCTCCTGGTGTTCCAACCAATAGGTTTCCAGTAAGACTTGCGGCATTTCCAAGGAAATATGCAGTACTACCTTGACTACCAACATTACCTGCATAGGTTGGCAAATAAGTGGCCACATTGGAATTGCCATAATTGCTGGTACCAAATGTTATGTTGGCATAAGTTTCAAATGCACCTACATTGGCGTTTAAGGTATTCAATGCCACAGCTTGAGCAGCCGCATTAGCATTTAAATTACTGATAGTGGGATCTGTATTGCTGGCTAGGTAAGCGGCAACCTGTGTATTACCATAATTAATAGTTGTTAAAATGCTTACGCCATTGGCAAATAGATAATTGTTAGAATATACCTTGCCGCTGATAGTATTGTTGGAATACACATTTCCAATATTTGCAGCAGAACCAATAACCCAACCACCAACAGAAGAAAGTGCTTGTAAAACAATGTTACCTTGTGTAAGATTAATTCCCTGGCCAATTGTCGCATAATTTCCCAATGATGCATTACCAGATACTGATACCTGACTAGAAAAGGTTAATGTGCCAGTAGTATTTGACACACCATTGGCATAGGTAAAGTAAGCGATTGCACCACTTGTCTGTGGATAAACGGTCAAAGTATTGGTGGTGCCTAGACTACTACCAATGTTTAATATACCATACGATTGTGTAGCATTACCAAAAATATTAACACTGGCTGCATTGATAGTGTTGGTATAAGCAGGTAATAAACTGCTTAATGCTTGTTCAGACCCATAACTGGTAAATTCATTTGTACTGGTATTGTAAAATGCCAAATTAAGACTGGTTAATCCTGTGCCAATTGAACGCACTGGACTTACAAAGAAACCAGAGGTACTTGGATTTAATGCGGCTTCACTGGCATTGAGTGCAATACTTTCAGATGCTTGGTTGGTTTGACCAGCATACTGACCAATAGCAACAGCACCACCACCTTGATTAGTTTGGCCAGCGGCATAACCAATGGCAACAGAATATTCGCTTGATCCACTTTCTTGTGCAAAGGTACCAATAGCAACTGATTGTGATTGTATTTGTCCGCCTGCTTGTTGTCCAATAGCAACTGCACTACCACCTCCGCTTACAGCGGCATTACCAGCACCTTGACCAATATAAACACTATTAGTGTTTAATCCATTGCCTGCGTTTTCACCAATGCTTACGCCTGTGCCTGTTGGATATGCATTTGCACCAAGACCAATAATAACAGGATTAATGCTCTTTAATGCAGTAACCACATTGGCATTTATTCCACTAATAATGCTGTTAATTTCAGTTTGTTGTACAGCGGCATTACTAAACAATGTGTTGATTTGTGTTGCTTGTACAGCGGCATTGGCATTTAAATTACTGATTGTTGGATCAGTGTTGCCTGCTAGGTAAGCGGCTGTTGCTGCTTGATTAAAATAACCTGAGCCATTGGCAAAGAAAAATCCATTACTATAAACATCTGCAGCCCATACGTTACCAGCAACACCCAACCCACCATACGTGATAATGGCACCTGTACCTGTGCTGGTACTTGGTGTTGTTGAGTTTGCTATGATTGTGGTTGTAACAATAGTATTGATATTGGTAAAGAATACATTGCCAGCAAGATTTAAATTACCAGAAACGGTTAAATTACCAGCAGACAAGTTACCTGTATAGGTACTTAAATAACCTGGCATGTAGGCCGCTACGTTAGAGTTGCCATAATTTGAACTGGCAAAAGGAGTACCATTTGACCAAAATATGCCATTGCTTACAACAACATTAGCAGAATTTACACTACCAGCATTGTTGATATTGCCATAGTTGGTCAAACTGCCTTGGTTAATAATATTGTTTTGATTGTTGATGGTACCTGTATAGATACTGCCTAACAAGTATGCAGCCAATTGTGTGTTGCCATACACTTCACTTTGTAGTATGGCTACGTTTGATATAATACTGGCAATAGTAGGATCACCTGGCAAATAAGTTGCCACATTGC